ACGGAAAAGGTCTCTGTCAATTACATTAGAGTTTCTTCCAACATATTTTTGATAAATTTTATCGATTGTATCTGTGTCCAGTGAAGTTTCTAGTGTGAAATTATTCATTGAAACACCACCAACCCCAACAGGCTGAGATACAGAACCTCCATCAGTAACACACCAGTACCATTCTTCTTGATGATCTCCCACGGAAGTATGATAAAATTCAACCTTGCCCTCAGAATCAAAAACAAGATGTCTTGGAGCGGGGTTCGTTGAGGTCGCCTCGATACTACCATTAATTACCCATCTGATATTACTCCAAAGTAAAAGTTCCATTCCTGCATAATCAGGCCCAAGAGTTAATGTATAAGTTCCAGATCCAGCTGGAGTTTTGAAGAAGGCGCCTCTTTTACCAATCGCATAATACCATTGTTCCCTATCACTTGAAGATGGTTGCATGAAAGAAAAGTAACCATCATTACCAACACTAAAGGTATATGATTGAAAATAATTTTTACCCCAAACATATACTGACTTTCCGGCGTTATGTACACCCACAAATATTCTTTCTGTACTATAAGACGCTGGAGTTTCAAACTGTCCTGCATCTTCTTCTGTTGTCATAAAGAACCATTGTTCTGGGTCAGAACTGGGTGGATGCACAACACTGACATTTCCATTCGTGTCGGTGTATAATTTCGCAGACCTATGAGAATTGTGTTGCCAAATAAAGATACCCTTCCCAGCCGGTTGGCCAACAGCACCAAGTGGCAAATCATGTGTTCCACTTCTTGCAAAGGTACTAAACGCACCCCCATCAATTTCTGATAAAGTTGTAGATGTTGTTACTGTTTTTAAATCAGTAACAACTCTAACTGTAGAATTTGGATTTGTAATATTCAATCTACCAGATGCGAGTCTAGTTTCTCCTTGATTTCCTGTTAGAGTAGGAGCACTTGAATCAGTAAAATTAACTTGACGAACACCGTCCACATAAATTTCTAATTCTGGACGAACACTCTGTGTAGTATTTTGTAAGTATGCATTGTATTCATAATAAAAATTTCCACTACTCGAAACAACAAATTCGGAATCTGTTGTGGCAGAATTTGCAGGAATAGGAGTATTTGCAGTAGTAGATGTTACTTCAGTAGTTGCTGTCGATGCAGTCCAGGCAGAATACGTTTGGATCAGATTGTCCCGAAATTCATCAGTTGTGCCAAGTGCTGTGCCTCTGTAGTAATTCTGACCATCGGTATCTGTAAATACATATTCTCCCAGTGCAGGAAATCCACTAGAGATTGTGCCTCGGACATTTCTAATTGGGAAAATAAAACTCGCATTGTATGCATAAGTGGTATCACCAAGATGTTCAAAAGTCAAAAGTAAATTATCTGACACATTTGATACAGTTGTAGTTGTTGTTTGGTTATTATTAGCAGTCGAACCATTTTCTGCATAAACTCTGTGTTGATAGAGATTTCCATTAGTATTAATAGTACCAGTATCGGTTCCAGTATAGTCTGGAATATTTGTTGTTGTATTTGTATTTAAACCACTTGCCTGTGCAAGAAGATATCTAAATCCGTCCGCCGTTCCAAATGTGTCGGGCCCAAAATCTGGGTTTGCAGCGATAACATCAACAAATCCAGTTCTTGTTCCCTGTATATAACGAATGACATCCACCACAGTATCTGAGTTTACATGTCTAGATTTCTCTGTTGCATTAGCGTTTCTTTCCAACATACTATTGTATATTCTATCCGTAACTTCTGCAGAGACTTCTAAACTTTTAACTCTAGATATCTTATACCACTTTAATGTACCTTCAGAATTTTCGTCAATTATTTCAGAAGTCGAAGTATACACCCAACCAGAACTATCTCTAACATCTTCTGCAATATCGGTTGATGTTGCAAGAAGTTGGTTTTGCCAATAAAATTTATAACTTGAGTTATCAATTTCTAAAATATATGAACCATTGTACTTACCTTCTGCATAATCAGTCTCTGAAAAACCACTTGCAAGTGTTACTGTTCCAGTTTCCGTCTGAAGTGTATCAGTGGTTTCGCCAGGAATTGTTGTAGATTCTCCTGTTGCATTTGAAAGTTTACCACCAACGCCACCAAAGATTTTAATCTTCTGATTATTTGGCATTGTAATGGTTGTATCTTCACCATCAAATCCTTGATCTTCTGTACCTACCAATCCTTCACGAACATAATCTTCTACAGTAGGTTGGCCAGGGATATATTGTGAAGAACCAGAACCACCAGCACCAGTTGCTAAAATTCTAAGTCTTCTGTATCCTTTTGGAATTCTAATTTTCCAATCACCAGCCTCAAAGACTTGTTGATTGTCTATTTTGTTAGACCAGTGTTGTTCATACCCAACTTGCTCAAATCCTTCTTCAGTTCCCATCTTGAAACTCATTGCAGGAATAGTTAACTTAACATATTCCCAATCTTGTGGAGTATCAATTCTTACAGAACCAAGTTCTTCATTTCTTGTGAAATAGACGGTATTATTATCATTAATCTGATCCCACCTAGTCATAAATGTTCCATCTCTAAGGCGCATATATTTCCATGCGTCTTCAACACATATGGTAGGAATTAAAATATTATAAGGAAGTGTTGCATCAGATGTTCCACGGAAATCAGAATATTTTATTGTGCGCCCTATGGGCCCAACAGGAATATTTCTATTATTAAATCTATCTGGAACATTACCACCACCTCTATAATATTCAGACAGAGAATGGGGTGCGGAGTTATTTACTGGTTTAAACTCCGCAACAATGTGCGTCATTTTCAGTCTGCCGTCTGCTGGTATTGCCATGTTAGAATTCTCTTCTCTTACTAATTAAACTTGGAATGCAATAATATCACCACTACATTCAATTTTCAGCGACTGATTTCCAGTAACTTTGAGATCTGCACCTTCGATTGTTAGTGTTCCAGACATTGTATCGCCAGTTTTCTTAACGTATCCGCCCGCATTATGATCTTGAATCAATGGACGTACTTGGAGATATAGTGCATTGATAGCACTAACAATTGAAGTGGTATCGCCAATTCCACTCAACAAATTACCAAGTGGGTCTGTATCAGGTACGCCACCAAATGTAAAATCATCATTTGGCCCTCTTACAACCAACTTATCTTCTTTGGTTTCTAATTCGGTTATAATATTGTCAACTCTATCTTTAAGACTTCCAAAAACTTCATCACTGACAAATTTCAAGTTGAAATCCAGAGTGTTTATGTTTTCTCTTACAGTATCATTAGTTGCAAAAGAATTTGATAACTCTTCCTCATACACACCATCATTATTTGTACCCACCGCATATTTCAAGAAGTTTTGTACATTTTCTAATCTGGTTGCTCTAGATTCTAATGAAGTGATATCGTCCTCATTAACTTTTACTGCAGTATCCAATTCAACAAGATTTGTCTTTACTACCGCATTATTATCGCTGTCTGTACTAAGATAATTAACACCCAAACCATCATAGTCAAACTGGCCAGTAAGAGCATCACCACCAACTGTAATATTTAATCTATCTAATAAATCAGATTTAGTTTTCAAAGTGGTATCTAAAAGACTAATTCCCTGTCTAAGACTAGTCGCAGCAGGAACATATGTTGCCGTAGAAAGTAATGAATATGTTCCGTCAGCGTTTAATCCGGCAGCATTCTGAGTTACATCTAATTCTGCCTGTAGGGCATTGTCTGCTGCAATTCGTGCATTTCTTTCTTTTTCTACCTCATCGTCTGTGTATTCTACAGACCATTGATTTTCTGCATTAATTGTGTCTACAAGATTATCTCTTCTCCACCCACGATTTTCTGGGTCAAGAGTAGACATGTTACCAATATTTCTAGTATTGATATCTGTATGAGTGTTTACTTCGTTGATTGCGTCAACGATTGTAGACTGTGCATCAGTTTCTAAGAATGCGAGATTACCAATATTTGCAGCTGCTGCCTCGGCATAAGCTTTCAAATTATTAGTTTTGACTCTCCACTCTTCAAAGGTGTCTGTTGTCAACACATCTACAAGGGATGGATATTCTACGGCCATTTAAAGTTTCTCCAATATTAAGTTTAGTGTGTTTTTTATTTCATTCATTTCTTGTTGTAAATCTTTTATTTCATCGTCACGCCTTCTAAGTGCATTAGACCTTTTGATAAAATTATTATAACCATTGTTATCAGTATTTATTATCGCTTGTGAGTTCGTATCTCTGACAAGATCTTTATTACCCTTAACTTTTAGTCTCATTATATTCTCCAATTAAGTTGCCAATGCAATAACTCTAAAGTCTCTGACTTTTGGTACAACACTAGAGTTTTTACTCTTAAGAACAATTTTGATTGCTACAGAATTAAATTCTGGTAAATTTCTTACTTCGTAATCAAATTCTTTATAATCTGAAACATCTCTAGATGCCTTACCATAAACGGTAGGACGGTCAAGTAATACATAATTAAGTTTTTCAAAATTCTGATCTGGTGATGTTTTAATCTTATAGTAAAAATCTACATCTGTTACATCTGGGCGATAAACCGAACCCATAACTTTTAGTGATGTTGATGACTGATCTAATTTAATTTCTCTTGTCATATACTTAGTTGCAGCTGAACCACCGTGTGGACTCGTTTCATCAACAAATCCAGTATTGACATGTCCTCTAACTCCACTAGGAACATTTTCAGCACTATTTGTTACATTAGATACCAATACGGCAGCAATTCTTTCTAAGTCAATAATAGGACTCAGATTGTCCTTATTAGAAACTAAGTCTACCTTCCAGATCAATGACTTTTTGTCAAGGGAATTCGTAGATGTATCAAAAATAGTCTCATTATAATTGTCTGCAACCATCATTGGTCTATTAAATGTATAGTTTTGATTTGGTGTAATTCCTCTGAAACTTAAGTCTTTAACCCCTGGCGCCTCTGTCGAATCCTGCGATGTACCTGTCAATGCTTTAAATTTCATCGAAATACCAGTACCAGCCAGTTCAACAGATGTAATGTTAGGTTTCATTAAATCATATTTAATATTAGTACACCAACTAGCTGGTTTCTTTTGTCCAAACTGCGAAAATGTATTTGATGCAGGAGTAAATATAGAGTCAACTGATGGAATAGTTCCACCATGAGCAATTCTTGCTGACTGCACTCCTTCTGGATAGTAAAAACCTCTCATATCGATAGTAAACGAATTATGAGTTGTTGCAACAACCAAATGCGAACCATTTAAATCTGCAGCACTATATTGGTCGTAAGTCCCATGGAAATTTTTAAGAGTAACATAATTATATCCGTTTGGTTGCCAGAAACTTGTTGGGACACATCCAGAACTATCATTTACAGTAAATGTAATAAGAGAACTATCTTTATGAATAAACATTGCGTTATCGTCAAATATTCTCTCCATAACACTAGTATCGGACATTCCAACATCTATTTCGGAATTTGTAAAATATAGACTACTATCTTTACTAATATCAAATTTTGCTCTAGAAAGTGTGAATTTTAAATCTTCATTTTGTTCTGCAGTCCATGTAGAAGCATTTTGAGATTTAAAGAAAACACCGGCATAAGGTTGTTCTGAAATAATTCCAGATCCATCAAGTGCCTCTTGTCCTAATGTTGCAACATGAACTCTATATCCTTGCGTATTTGCAATTAATACAAGGCAGTATTCTGTTGCCTCTTCCAAATATACTGGTTCATCAAAGGTAAATATTGTTTCTAAAGAACCATCATCCGAAAGTTGAATTAAATCTTGTCTTGGATCTAACATCTTTTCGCTAAGTACATATTGGCCAGGGTATCCATTGACCATATTTCTTATTTGCAGTGTCACTGGAACAACTTCGTCTTTTGCAGAGAAGAAAATCTCCGCACTTGTGATAAAGGCCCCACCCTCTACATCTACTAAAAATGATTGGGCAAGTGGGTCGCCCCATCCACGAACCTGTCTCCAATTACCAAAACTAGTATTTGGACTGGAACGCAATTCCGAAACAACATTTTCTGTTGCACTGGTAGCGGACTCAACGATTTCAACTGTTCTTGTTTTTACAGTTGTTAATTGTCTTGTTTCAATAATACCTCTTGCAGCATATGTTGCACTAGAATCCGTATCAGAATCATCTAGATTTCCGTTTTGTTGATCGCATAACTTAAATACCCTTTCTCCAGTTCTGAATTTTAAATCATCATCATTTGGAGTTTGGTTGTTATTTGGAATTGAAAAGTTACCGTGAACAGTACCAGCTGAGTCTGATCTTAAAGCAGAACCACCAACAATACCTTCATTCGGGAAGCTTCCCATGTTATGAGATTTCCCATCTCGTTCAACTAAGAATAGAACCTCTCCTAAACTGAAAGAAGTATTATTTTTACCAGGCACAGTCTCCAATACATAAAGTTTTAAAGAAGTAGCATCCAAATAATCAATATCTGCAACAAAGATTTCATGTGCAGTAGATTGTCCACGCAATTTCAATTCACCATATTGATCTGCAAATATATTTCTATTGTTTTTAATATATTGCGATGTTGCTGGTGGAACATTTGTAATATTTAATGTTTTTATTGGAGTAACATAATCACTCACAGGCGTGTTATCAAAGAATGCAAACAACTTTGTATTTGGTTTCATCCCAGTGGCTTTAAAATATACATCTCTAGTACGGATAAATGGAACTTGTTCAGTACTAACCAGTTTATCAGTTGTAACTGGTGTCCATTTTGGATTAAGTGATGTTGTGACACCTGATCTTGTTCTTGTTCCTGTATCATTCCAAGTATTAGTTGTAGTTGTTACTGTACGGTCAAAATTGCCACTGGACTCGGTACGACTAGAGGTAGTAGAATCTTCGTTAGTTGTACCAGTCCATGTCGTTTCCCAAGACCCCCAAACGGTTCCAAGAATTCCTGACCTCTGTGCAAGTTCTTCAAAATTATCTGTGTTTCCTCGTTCTTCAATAACTTTTGCTTCCAAATACTTTGGATCGTCATGCCAGTTATCTGTCGCAGGCACAAGTACCATAGAACCCTTAAAACTAAAAATTGCAAATGGGTTTACATTTACAGTTTTTGAAGATTTTCTTTGTTCGATTAATAACTGACTCGTATATGGAAGTGACGCCCATCTACCCGAAACTTCAAATCCCTCAGAGTTTACAACATCTAAATGCATTGGAATGTTTGAGGTAGTAAAAAATGGACGCAATTCTCCTTTTCCAGTATCCATAGAGGCATTGAAATCAGAATCAAAAACATTTGCAGTTCCAAACCCAGTAAAGTTTTCAACTACAAATCCATTCTTAAATCTATCAAGTCCATTTTCATCTGTAACCAACAAATCTTTAGTTTCTTTTTCTAAAAGATTTAAAGAAGTATAATATTCCAAATTAGTAATTCTCTTATCAAGTTTACCAATATCTCTCATAGTATATCTTCTGTTATCGACCATATTGGCACTTACATCTTTAGGAACACCAGTATATGGAAGTGTTTCTAATGTGTACAATACCATGCCATCTTCTGGGTCTGTTGGAAAAACAGGAGTTTCAGAAGGGGCCCCATATTTTACATTAATGTTTCCAAACTTATCCATGTAAAGTTTGTCTGCTCTACCAAAATAGATACGCAAATCTGCACTAATTGCACTCGCATCAATTGGGTAGTCAGAAATTCCAGAAACTACACCTTTGCCATATGGGTATCCAGATAATTGTTGGTAAACTGCAGCAGGTCTAAAATCTAATGTACTGTGTAATCGGACACCCTCAAAACTTGGGATTTTATGATATGGTATATTAACATATGAGTCTACGGATGCATAATCGCCTGCGCCGTGTTCAAAATAAGAGTAAATAATAATAGGACGGCCACCACACGGTAATGTACCAGCCTTTAATTCTAATTCACCCAACTGAATGATAGAGTGTCTTTGTCCAGAAAACAAAGTATATCTATCAGTGATATCATTAATTTTAACAGGAACCTCTGCAGGAGTTTCGATGCCAACATTACTCAACCATAATTCTTCAATTTCTTCTTTAAATGGATTTACTGTACCATCAATGGTGAGTTGTGGTTGAATACTAAGAAGAGTTGGATACACAGTGTGGTCTAAATCAACAGAAAAGGGTGAAGTACCAGTCGCTTCATAAAAAGTATATGCCTTCAATGCAAATTCAAAATCTGCTTCTGTCATTTCATGTAGGAATTTTCTGTCATTTGATTCAATTGAAATTCTATAAGAAGTGTTGTTTACATTACAAGTGTCATATATTTTTTTGATTTCATATACATCTGAATGTGGTAATTGAAAATTGGACACACTAAGAATAAGATCATTATTTGCGCCAGTGGGAATTGAAGAATTCACAACTCCTGTTGCAACACTAGAATTTGATCCTATTAAATCTACATCATAACTTAGAGATGTATCGTTATTTGCATCGTTTACATTATCATAGTCAGTTTGTCCAATTGTTTGTCCAATTGCATCCACTAAGGTGTAAGGCAAATGTAACTGATTTTCTCTCAAAGTTTTAATTTTTTCTCTGGAAGAAGTCTTTTTGATTGGTGCGTATACAGTGACACCAGTTGTTCCTGCGGGCAAATTTGTGATATTAAGAGTGGCAGTTCTTCTATCAGAAGAAAATGAAATGGTTGAAATTCTACCAATTTCACCAACAGACGAATTCAAATCAGCTCTATCAAATGCCAAATATAAACTTTGAGTTGAAATGAAATATGAGTTATCATCTGTTGCGGTTAGAACAATCTGTCCATTGGCAGTAACTGTTTGATCTTCAAATACTTTCAGTACATCGTATTGAGTATCTACTGTTTCTCTTCCACTTTCATCATCAACAAATCTAACAGTTTGCAAAAATCTTTTACCAGTATCAACAATACTTGCACCACCATCTGACAAAAGTGCAAATTTACCAGTAATCCTTGCCTGAGTTCCTGTCATATCAGCAGATGCATTACCATCAAAAGATGTAGTATCTGTCCCAGCAGAACCACTGGCAATCGCCTCGTTAATAAGTTCATTTGTAACAAAGGTTGCACTAGGCAATACTCCCGATTCTGTAGACAATCCATTTCCAGAATTAAGATTTTTTACCAATAGGAACTGATCCGCAGAGTTATAATAATAGTTAATTGCTCTTACATCTCTATCATATCTATCATAGATGAGAGATTTTAGTGTAAACTGTCCCTGCACATCCGACAATGACATCAGTGTTAATACGTTAGCACCAAATCTATAAATTGAACTACCTAATGTTGTTGGAACAATTTCTTCATTTGAAACAATAGACCTTGCATCCAACATAGTATAAGGAACATTTGTTCTTGGATTAATTTCATATTCGATGTCATATAGAAAAACTTTCCATATTCCAGTTTCAACGGATGTATTCGAAGGCCTAAAAGTAGAAGTTCCGTAGTTGTCATCAATTGAATCATCATCGGAATCTGTAAAATATTCTACCGCCTTAACTTTTGCATTTGCAATTACATCAATACCATATGCATTTGCGCCCAAGTTAGTACCACCACCAGCAAAAAATGTCAAATCTTCGTCATATGTTACTGGTTGGAAATATGCAGTATCAGCATCATCTAAATTCGATGTTACAATTGTGTAATCTTCATTAATTACTGGCGAAATGTTCATATTAACAAGTTTAACTTCTTCATCTATCAGTGGAAGTCCTTTTGCATCTGTAATGTAGATGTATGGGCCCAGATCGACAGGAATATAATGATTGTTTACTTGATAATTTTCTCTCGACCTTTTATAAGGAATATATGTGGTAGCCGTCTTAGTGATTTCATAACCTCTTACATACGCCTTTCCACTCTCGACTCCCAGTGCAAGATAATTTCTTACTGCATCAACTAAGAATTGATGACTTGAGCCTGGGTAATATTTTAATCCAGTCGAATCCAGATTTTGATCAGAAAACTGTATAAGTTCTAATGCACTTACTGTATGAGCAAGTCCATTTCCATTTTGATCGACCATTCCATCTTCATCTGCAAAATTCTTTAGTGCGAAATCTTTCGCAGCGACTTCGGTATCAAATTCAAAGTTTTTCATGGTGTATACACCACCATTTCCATTTTCTTTGAAATATTCTCTAATGTCTAAATTAAATGGACGAACTGTGTAATCACCAGACTCATCGTATGTTCGTCTTGCAAGCACATCTGTAATTACTGAATATTCTGTACCTCTAACATGTGTTTTAATAATACCGTCTTCAACAGTAATAATTTCTATAAAGTTTTCTGTTGTTGGTGTATCTAATGTTCTTTTAGACCATACGAGATTGATTCGATATCTATCGGCGCCAGGGGCGTTGTAATTTGTTGTTCCCTGTGCGTTATCAAAAAGAGATGGATCTTCGTTTGCACTTACAACGGTTTCTTGTATCTCAAAACCAATTTTATAACTAGGAGTGTCATCATATTTGTCTAGAATTACACTTTGTGATTGGTTTTTAACCATAAACCCTTGAGTATAATAAATTCCCTCTTCAACAAATGCAATAGAACCTTTACCTAAAGGATTTGCATGATCAGCACTAAGTGCAACCGTTGCGATTAAATTTAAACCATCATCATTTGTTGCAGTAAGAGTTTCTCCCTCTACAAAGGATGAAGTATCACCTTCTTTTAAATTTACATTATTTCCGTTAACAACAAAATCAATTCCATTTTCATCGTCAATTTCAAGCGTAACTCCGTCTATCACTCTTTGTCCGCCAGCAACACCATCAAGATATTTTACAAATAAGGTTGTTGGTTCATCATCACTGTCAATCTGTGCATCTTGATTCAGATCAACTGCATCAGCGTAAGAAATGACAATAGCACGAATCCCTGTCTTATCCCCTTGAATTACTTTACCAACAAATTCTGCAGCGGTGGTAAGTCCTTCCGCAAGAGTTACTTTAATATAAGGAACAGCAACATCAACAGCAGAACTGCCAGGGATAACCATGGAACCTTCTTTAAAGAAGTGGTCTCCCATATTTGCAATTTGTTGTTGTAAAATTGTTTGTTGTTGTGTTAATTCTCTCGCCTGCACAGAATTTCCAGGCTTATATAATACCCTCAAGTAACCTTTGTCGATATCATAGTCATCATGATAGGGAGTGACGTTTAAATTTATTGCCATGTGTCTTCTTCTCTCAACTGGTTTTTTATTTTAATTAGAATTCAAATACTACTTTAATATCTTCAATTTGATCGATGGCTCTAGAAACGGGCTGGCGGTTTTCGATATAAAGAACTTTACCTGTACCAGTTACGATATCAAATGTTTCTTCATCTGCAGAACCAAAATCTGGGTGTTGTGGACCTCTGTATGACTCTTCGTTTGCAGGAGTAGAACCACCCTGAGTCTGTGCATCAGGGTCAGCGACAATAGCAATCTGTCTAAACTGTGCTTCAGAATCTTCAACAGGGAACATAATCTTAGTTTCTAAATTCCCCAAAGAATTTTCTCTTGTAGACTGTTCGTCATATTCAAGTTTTATTGCAGTCATTACATAATAACCACCCAGCTCTTCTACAGGATTAAATCCATGTCCAGTTTCTGGAGAAACAATTGGTTTTACTTTACATGCATTAACATTCAACGTCCCATCGAAATTGTATGCTGGAACATTATCAACATCTACAGTTGCGTTGTCTACAGCAGACCAATTTGCACCAGTATTTGTAATGACAATTTTTTCAATTCTTTGATCTACAACAAGTCCATATGCACTGAAAGAAGAACCATTACCAGAAATACTAACACCAGGCGCAATAAGAATATCTCTGCCCGCACCACCAGTAAATGAACCATTTACAGTTGCAGTTGCAGTTGTACCAGAAAGACTCCAGTTTGTAATTCTAAACTGTTCTTGGTTGCCAAGGTCAACTAAATCATAACCAGTATAATCTGTCGCACCATCGACACCAGAAATTGTAACAACATTACCAGTTAGTGTAACAGAAGCGGTTTGTTGAATATTTGGATGATAACCCAATCCTCCACCAATTGCACCACCCTCTTCGTTTGGCATAATTTTTACATGTTCAATCTGGCCAGGATTTGGTTGAGATGCGGCTTGTTTGATATCCCACTGTACCTGAGCAGCGGTGCCAGGCGCAACTGGATCTTCTAGAAGATTTTTAACTGGAATATAATCTTTTGTCAAGAACTTAAGAGAATCTTGAAGGTCGATTGCATACATAAACTTCCACTTATAACCATCTGCAGTCTCTTCAATTTCAGTTCCAGTAGTTGATGGTTGTACTGTTGAAGCAACTGTAGTCACCGTTTGGGCAGCAGCATCATATTTTTGGTTATTAATACACTTATAAATGTTAAATTGATTTCCAGATGCAACAATTACATATCCGTTTGGAATAATTTCTTCTGGATTGTCATGTTCGTACATAGTGTACACTCTTCCAGAAGTCCAGTTAATTCTTGGAATTGCAAGAGTCATATCACTGTAGTTGACTTTCTTAAGTGCAATTGTATCGTATTTAAATCTATACGAGTAACCAATAGAATCTTCTGGTGTTGGTGGGTTTGAATCATTTAACCAAGGAGTTTGTTTACCGATTGCCATATAAAGCATATTGTAAACCGATTGTCCTTGATGGGCCCACTGTACAGTACCATCTTGGAGAGTATCTGGTGTTGGGCCATCCCCATCACCAGCAGAAACACCACTTGTGGAAGTGCCACTAATATTTCCTAGTGCAATAAATGAGTTCTGGTTGTTAACCACAACATCACCTTCTGCATAGGTATAGTTAGGTTTCCAATTAGGTGCGGATCTGTTAATTGATTGTAAGAATTCCATTGCATTGAAAATTCTTAATTTGTTTGTAATAATCGCTGCCATTTTTTTACCTTTTTAGTGTCATGAATTTTATACTATTTATAATTTATTTTTTAGTCTTTCAGAACAATCTGTTCATTTAATTCTTCAATTGTTGTTGGATTCGTATTATACAGTACAATAGATGATTCTGGGGCGACATTTGACTTATCATGAATATGTTCTGCCTGATACTTTATAAAGGTATTCAAGTCTAACAAATTTTCGTCATAGTCGATTCTATCTACGTTATAATCAAGTCCTGATTGTAATCTATCGTTAAATTTTATTCTCTCAATTGTTAAATTTGTAGGGCCAAGTCTTTTTCTAGTTGGGACATCTGGTTCCTCTTCACTCATTACCAAGAATACAGGTGTAATATTAATAAACGAATCTAAAACTGCACGATATTTGTTATCTGCAAGTCTTACAATGTCTTCAATTACAGTATTTCTCCAATTATGATCTGTTCCATCTGTATTTGCAATCCAATCATTATCCGTTGCATCTACTGGCAAGTGATACCAAATTCCAAGTCCTTCTGCCTTTGCAGGAATATGAGTCAATCCATTTCCATTTACAATTGGTCGCTTTATCAGATATGGAGAATTATCCATTTCTCTCTGAGGACTAAACAGCAACGGTCTCAACCTTTCCCAAGGGAATCTGGAAGTAAAGTAAAACTTAAACCTTTCTAGTGACCTGTATGTGGTGTGTAATGTAGGCAGGTCGCCAGTATAGTTTTTATAGAACATATACTTACCTGTTATATTTATCACCATTTTTTCATCTCTTGGATTTGCACCATCTGCAATAGCACCAACCCAATAGTTTGGTTGTCTGTTTACATTTCCACGCCAAATGTTGTCCCATCTAAACTCAACTCTATTCTGAGGAGCGGTAGAAGGAAGTTCTCTATAAGACTGAATAATCTTCACATCAAAAACTGCAATTCTATCAAGATAATCGGGATCTAGTTCCACACTCTCTACAACATACTTTGCCCAAGGCCTTACATTTATCCATTCGTCATTAGTCATACTCTCATCAGATGTATCATATATTGTAAATGTATTGCCAAGGATTTTAGATGACCAATAGTGGCCATAATCTTTTCCATACGCATCTTTGTAGTTGATTGCAATTTTCTTTACATCTGACCAACGCAACGCATTGTTTCCATTTTCATCCAATAATGCATATCTACCAGACCCACTATCTACTGTTGCTGCACCCACTGTATCGTCAGATATTTCTCCAGTTCCTACACCCTGATAAAGACCATCAATTTCACTGTCAATACTAAGTTGACGATTATCATATACAAAATAATAACCATGAGAATTTAAATCATTGATGTCAGTTTGTTGTGCAGTAGCATATGTCCAACTTCCACTACCATCCATATTACGCATTCTCAAATTAACATTTTTAATAATTTCGAACATAAGTTCACGATATGCAACTCCAAGGCCTTTTCTTATAGAAGCCTTAGTTAAAGTAGTAAACTCTCCAAACATCATCAAACCGGCGGGGTGAATAATCTTCTTAACGATTCTTCTCCACTCATCAATATATCTGTTTACTTTTACAACATAAGAATAATCCTGCCACAGATAACCATCATGAATACGATTATCATCTGAAATAAATCCTTGTTGGTTGACATAAACACCATCACGAACACATAGAGGCCCAGTTAGTACTTTAATAGATGCCTGTCCATTACCATAAGTACTCAAGTCAATTTCTGGTGGAGTATCATATCCAACTCCAAATCCGTCAAAATCTTCTCTAAATGGATTTGCGTATATTTCTAGTCTATTAATTTTACCAATATCTTTTCCAAGTCCTCGCAAAACTCCATTTCTACCAGTAGAAGTATACGACAATGTTTCCCTCGCAACATTTCCATATGGATATCTAATGTAACCCTCACCACCTGTAATGAGTCTAGTGGTTTCTATACCCGATTTTGGGATTTCTTCCCATTCAACAGTCAGTGTATGGGCATCAGGCAATTGATATTGTGCCATAGTATCATCGAGAGTTTGAGGGTTATCTACCCATCTTCTCAATCTGATTTTATTTGGTTCTACTAAAGATTCACTATTGAATATCACATATTCAAGCTTGTCCGACAAAGCACCATAATATCTAATCATTATAATATCATCAGCAACCAATGCATTAGTGAATGTTATCGCAGTACCAGTTGACGCATCATATTCCGCTGGGGCAAGTTCAACATAATTTTTCCACGAACCATCAATCCAGATATAATAATTATCAGCCCATTCCCATATCAACTGATCTATAGGGTCTGTTGGGAATGAATCTGGAATATTTTCTGGTGTAATAATGCTATCTGTAACTTTGAATATTCTCACTGCAGAATCGGCATCATAAAATAACTCAACAACTGTTTCTCCACCTACAGCATCAATTCTTTCTACATATCTGGATGACTGTCTAATGTCTTGTTTAAATGGAATGGGGTTGACATGTTCTGGACTTATTCCGTTACCAGAAACAGGATTCTGTGTTCCTTTGTCTTCTATTGTAACACCAGTAGATGACCCCGATGCATCTAACAATGAAAAGTTTGCAGCATCTTGACTATGTGCGCCAAATCCCCACTGGATTGCACCTTCAAATTTATTTAAGACTGGATTTGTACTTAAATCGACATAAAGTGTAGTTGAGGAATCTAAAGAAGTTGACCCATTTTGAGAAGTAGTTGCATATACATTTGCACCATTTTTTATTACTTTTACTTTTGTGGCACCATTTGCACTCCATCCACCAGAAATAAATGGTACATTTGAAGTTTCAAGAATAATCTGATCATCTTGTAGATAATTATATACTAATCCCCAACCGACTGAAGGATTAGTTCCACCCATATTTCTGACTGCACTCAAAGTATATTCTTTATATCCAGCGTCTGTCGGCTGAAGTCCATTAGTCACAAATCCAATAATAAGTGCAAGTGTATCATCGTCACTTGAAGTACTTGACAAAACAGATTCAAATTCTAAGTTTGTTGCAGGAGTTGGGCCGATAAAACCAGTAAAACTAGATGTATTTGCAGTACATTCGATACTATTTGTACTAGAGTTATAAATCCATGCAGACAAATCACTGGGGGTTGCTTGGTATGATGATGCACCAGAATGTGAAAATCTATACCAATCATCAAACGCAGCCTCGATTGCTGCAGGATCTCCTTGCAAATTAATATTAGATTCGTAACTAGAAACATATCTCTGTCCTTTAGTCATTCTGAATGCCCCAAAGAAACCAAGGGTATAATCATTCATTATCACTAAAGAATTTCCATCTACAATCTGTCTTGCACCAATATAGAAATTTGAATTTGTACTATAATTCAACATATTGACGCCAGGGATAGTGTTTTCTAATAGGCCATTCAAATAGATAGAAGTTCCATCGTTAGAAAAATAAATCGCTATGTGGTTCCATTCTCCAAATGGTACTGATCTTGTACCAAGTGTATTAGCAGAAGAATCGATTAAATCAATTGTTCCATCATAGTTTTGCCAAAGAGTTAGATGTTGAGTTCCGCCATCTTCGCTGTTGATTGCAAAAATAACACCGCCAGGCGAATCTATATCTGTAATAGAGATAGATTTTCTAAAATACCAAAAGTCTATTGTCAGTTCTTTGTTGGTCAACTCAGTATCAAATTTTAGATCGATGTTATCACTTCTTAACCATCCATAGTCTGTGTATAGTGCGTGTTCTCCAACCTTTGCAAGTCCCGCTTTAAATCCTTCTTTTAAGTATTGATGCGCTAACTTATAACCCTTAATCTTAAAATTTTGTCCTTCAAGATAATTAGCGCCTGGTTGATTTGGTGTAACAGTATACACACCATTATTGATGTTAATGTCAAAAGTTGCACCATAACCATTGGTCATAACACTAACTAGATTTTCATTTTTGTTTAGATTTTCTGGTGATGAATTAATCGCCGTACCAGTAATATTTCCAATCTGTAATATACCACCATTATCATCAATCTTAATTACATCAAAAACTAGGTCGTTAACGCCATCAACACCTCCCAATTCACTACCAAGTATTGTAATTGAATCGCCAACGGAATAATTAATTCCATTAAATCTTGATGCAGGGTTTGCAACATAATATGTTGTTCCATCTCTTCTAATGTAATTAAATATTGCACCAGTTCCAGAAGTTCCCCCATTTTGAGTAGAGGCGATATATTGTGGTGCATAGTAATATGAATATCCATCTGGCATTGGAGTTGTTGGATTTAAAATTTGAAATGTTGCAATATGTCCAGTGATTGGATTTGCAAAAACTTCAAAATCTTCGATTCGTCCCTCATCGTTGACTTCTGTTACGGTAATTGTTATATCATTCTCTCCATCCGTACCACCAACAACAGAACCTAAAATTGTAAACTTATCCCCAACAATATAATTTATAGTTGGTGATAAAACTCCTTGTGCATTTGCATCACTCAAAAGGACAGAAAGGTTTTGGGGATAACTGGGTTCGTCTGTATCAATATCCCACACAGCGCCTGTACCAATTCTAGAAGTTGTAGTATATGAAGATGCGTCTAGATTTAAATATGCCGAACCACCTGTAACAGTCAATACTTTTATAAAGATATCATGAACACCCGACACACCATTAAAAAATTGTTCGCCGTCAATTTTAATAAAATCGCCAGGGACATAATGTTTAGAAGTTTCTTGACTCCCTAAAGTGACAGAAGTTATTACATTATCAAGATATGCAACATCAAACAACGCACCTACACCTCTACCTTGATGATAGGTTGCAGTTTGGTTTCTTACATCCGCAATCTGTGGGAAAACATTAGTTGGACTTGCTAAGTTATTTGTAATTGCAACTCCAGTAATACCACCAAATTCATTTACAGATATAACTTGGAATTCTAAATCTGTTCTTAATCTATATTCTGTAGGGTCACCTTCATTTAAATTTGTAATTATGAATGGTGGTTCTTCGACTGGAGTTAGAGTACTTCTATAAGTCGAACTTAGTTCTCCAGTCTTATAATCTTTGACGGCGGCAAAAAACGTTTGGGCCTGATGTGTAATTTTTCTATTATAGATGTCTTCATAATCGTATAGATAAAAAACTTCATCATAGAGATAATCTATGTTTTCAATCGTAACTGATGGATTTTGTGCTCTAGGGCCAAAATCATAACCAGACAGTCCAATATCAAATGACATGACTGGATATTCCAAACTTTCTGGGTTTTGAAAAAATGAAACACTAAAATTATTTTTTACGGATTGAATAGAACTAATCTGTCCAATACCATACGAACCCAACGTATTACCATTTTGAAACTCAATTGTTTCTCCAGTAATATACTGATCTCCATTATTGACAATTTTGATATTTTCAATTGGGCCGAAAGAAGTATGTGCGATTTTTGCAGCAAACCCATAACCACTTCCATTCGAAGACAAGTTATTTTGCAGTGTTAAATTTCTTGGCATATCTTCGCCAGGATTTTCTATTTCAAATCCTACGACACATTCATATAAACTTTCTTCATAAATGGAGGCATCGTTTTGTTTTATTCTTACGGTTTCTTTACTAGAAAACTCACCATTGATTGAACTAATTACATATTCACGAACTTTATAGTCACTTAAAGTATAGTCATTAAAATATTCGATGTTCGCTGAGGCCCCACTAGACACACCTTCAATAAATAGTGGTTGATTAATCTTAATTGGGCCTTCATATGGGGCAGTTCTTAGACTTGTTAGTGTTTGCCAAGTATTAGAACTTGGTTTTAACAAATTTTCTTTTGGATAATATATTTCTATATCTTCATTAAACAGCGCCCTAAACAAAAATTTATAGGAACTTTCGCTGCCCTTTTGTTTATAGAACTTATTAATTAACTTTAAAAAGTTTCTTTCATTAGTATATCTGGTTTTTTCTTTTCCACTTTCTTCTACTAATTTTTGGATTGCAGATTCAGTATCTGCGTCTGCAATAGGACTTATAAAAGTTCTCAAATAAAATCTTATTTTTATAATATCACGATTATCATGAATAATCGGATCGTTATTTTCATCTTGAAAAATAATAGAGTTTTCTAAAAGTCTATAATCAATTCCCTCAATTAATTCAACCCAATCACCAGTGCTTCCTGCTGGGTCATCATTTGGGGGTGTTAAATTATCTACAACATCACTTAAAGATTCCCCAACTCTTCCAGCAAAATTGACATCATTTATAAAGACTCGTATTTTAGTAACTTTTGTGTCTACATCTTGATCTGAGAAATAATAAAAGGGATTAAAATAATCCATTACATATTTTGCAGAAACACCGTCAGTAAAAAATTCTTGGTCAGCAGTAGTATCTATAGATGTTTCTGTATTATCGCCATTGTTTGCTTCTTGCAAAATTTCAGTTGCAATTTGAGTATTTGTCTTAATCTTGGTAATGGTTGGCCATGCGCCAGCAAGTTCAGACTTAAACTCTTGAACAAAAACATCAAAAGTTTCGTCTAAGTCTGTAAGTGAAGTAATTTTTCCAGTGACATTACTAACATTGTCATCTAGTGCCAACCATTCATAATACAGTTCTAAAAAACGAACAAAGTTATCATATTCACTACTGTTTAAATAAGTAGGAAGTTGTTCTCTTATCCTAGATGCAATATTTTGTAAATTAGTTCTATCCATTTAATTTAACTTCTGCTGTTATGTTGTAGTATCAGATATTACATTTGTAATACTTGCCTGTGATGTATTATATGTTGTTCTAAGTGATCTAGTGACAACCACTCTCTGTGAAGAGATATCGTAGTTCTCATTAAATTCATCTGTATCAGGCATCATTACAATATCAAGTTCGTCATAATCAATAAAGATAATTTGGTTGCGAACAGGAAATATATCATTAGATTCTGGTTCTGCAACCAAACCTAAAACAGTTGAACCAACGATACCACTAATTTGAATATCATTTAAAACAACTTTACCAGTTCCATAGTTAATAGTTCCACCCAAAACATTATTATATTTTCTAGCGAATAATGGAGTTAATGTGTATATTCTCAATCCACCCAATCCGTCATCTTCAATATAATGAGGGTCACTTAATCCAGCAATAGTAAATGCATTAGAATACAAACTATTAGGACGTATTGCATTATTAAAATTGAATGTATATGATGCAACACCATTATATACTGGTGTTTTTTCATTAATCATCAAAACTTCTGTTATGTTATTTGTAACAGAATCATCGGTTTTATCAATGGCAGACAAAAACTGCGAATATCTAAAATAACTATTAAATTCATTTAGAAACTCGTTGTTGTAAGAAATAATATTTTGTCTTACAGATTCTTTTAGTGCCGATTCGTCCAATAAAGTCGCCTCATCATTATACTTCACATTTGTGGTTATCTTTAATTTCAAATAATCAGGATCGATAATTTGAGGTGAAAGAGTAAGAACCGAATAATTACTTTTTAACTGATTCAAAATATACTGTTTTTCTTGAGTAGAAAGAATCAATCCAGTATTTGGTTTAATAGACATAAATACAGAACCATACGCAGGAGGATCGTTGTCTTCTCCACCCCAAACATTCATAGTGTCTACCTCTGGATAAATTTGTGGAACAATCGCTTTATAGTCTCTGGCAGTAACTGCTCTATTTTGACTTTCGAATGTTCTTGGTGCAAAAAATTTAATAGACTCAATATCTTCTCTGTCGGCACCACCATAACTCTCACCAATAATCTGAACATTTTCGGTGTCAACAATTACACCTTTAGGCAGTGCAACTGCAGTAAGTCTTCCAGTAATACCATTTCCATTAGCACCCTTTGTCGTAATATAACGAACTGTAATTATATTACCATTTTCTACTTCGTCCCCAAGAACACCATCTCCAAAAAATATTTCATACTTCATATCTTTCGATTCTTGAAGAAAATATGTTTTAGAAATATCCGAAAGTTGTGTAGTATCAGTTGCTAAATTAAATTCAGAAACAACATCATCGTCTGCACTTGCCTGTACTAGAACTTGAATAGTGTCAGTATCTACATTTTCGTTAGATAAAATAAATTTTTGATTTGGATTGTTAATATCAACAACAAACTTTTCTTCCACTTGTTGACCTTGAAACAATTCTAAATCGTTTATAGTATAGTAATGAGCCCTTGAACCATCTGGTTCTGCTGCAGAGCGTGACCTTGTAATTGACCTAGAAACCTTCGGAACAAAAATATAAGATTCGTTATCAATAGAAGTAGAAAATGCAAGTTGTCTATCGATTCTTAATGTGTTATATTGATAATCTCTTTCTTGTCTATTCTTTCTAATAATCTTAAATGTTACTGCAACCAATGCAGTCGCAGACTTATTAGAACGTGGAGTATAACCCAATAACTTTGCCTTGGATACAACATTCTCACGAATTCTTGCAGTGTCTAAAAAACTTTCGTTTGCGATCATGTTCATATAATACGAATTGTAATAAGTATTATATGTTAGTATGTCGAGAATACTAGACAATGCAGAGCCTTCAAAGTTATAATCTTTGAAAACTTTATCATTCTCCATGTATTTTTTGATATTGTCTTTTATTCCATCAAAACTTAAATCTGATATGTTTATATTTTTGGCCATTTATCGTACTCTTTTTATACTAAATTGAAATGTTATATCTTCTTCGGATGCAGGGACATTGTATACTATACTAACTTCTAGGGTATTATTATCTACTAACTGTGCCTGTCTGGTTCTTTCGTCTTCTGTCTTTATTCCTTTCAACGATGACATAACTCTTTCTCTAGAGAAAAAATTAACATCAGAAACTAATATCCTTGGTTCATGTATTTTTAACGCAAGTTTTATCTCTTCTTGCATATTTATGTCATGCGGCGAACCCTTATAATCCCAATTCGTCATTAAATCAAATAAAGTGTTGTAAATATTTCCACCGAACCTTGGTTTAAATGGTTTTTCGAGTTTATTAGTCAATAAAATATTTTTAATACTTTGATTTATTGAACTAATATCTTTTTTGATTAAAACATCTCCACTGACTGGATTTCGTCTAAACGTTAGATCAAAATCAATATATTGATCTCTCTTAGATGGTAATATCCCAAGTCTTTCTTCTGCACTATTTAAATTTGACATGACTTCCTCTTATGGATTTAAGTGAATGTTTGGTGCTTTTATTGTGGTATTCCCACCAGATTCGGTATCAATTGTTCCACCGACTTTCGCATCGACATTGCCACCCACTCTAATATTTACATCTGCATCTACAACAACGTTAATCGTTCCCTTAACGTAAATATTATCATTGCCAAAGATAATTTCATAATTATCCTTAACAACTTTTGTGACCACAGAACCATCTGGATGTATTTCTTCAAATGTTCCAGACCTATGATATGTATGTATTCTTTCTGCGCCGGGCGTGTCATCAAACTCTTGATGGTGTCCAGACTCAGTAGATAACACTTTGTTGTGTGGATACTCTGCAGCGTATGGAGTTGGTGGTTCATCAAATAGTTCTGTACTTTCAGTACTTTCCTTTTTCATTTCGACAATAGAACGTGGATTATATGTGTCCTGTCCATATGAAGAGTTGCCAGAGTTTGCATTAAATGTTGATGGAGACTGATCCACATCTACCACACTACCTTCTTCCACTGCATCATCAATCACTGGTAATGGATCTTCATATACTTCCCAAAGAATGTCACCATCTTTTAAACTTGATGAAGTTGGGCCATCACCTTCTGCATCAGAAGTTCCAGAATTTTTAGCAATAAATGTTTTTTGTTGGACAAATGTACTGTCATTAGAACCCGCTAGAAGACGCTTGGCGTTTCTTTCATGTCCTTCCATCTGATTGTTTACTTTGTCTCTTACAGTCCCTGCCGCACCGCCAGCTGCGGTATCTGAGCGACTATAATACTTTTCTCCGATACCACCAGCATTGATTGCAGAATAAACTTCTAGTCTACCCATGCCAGGCCTGACACCCTTATCTCGTAAATACTTAACCACCGCACCACTTGGGCCAAGTTGAGTGTCTATTGCTGTTTGTGGAGTACTAAAGTCTACACCATATTGTTCTGCCTGTGGCTCTCCGAATTGAATAAGTCCTCTGTGTTGACCCCATTTAGTGGTAGGCCCTCTTTTCTGAGGATCGAGTGTGCCACCAGTTTCATATGACATCACAGTTGCAAGATCAATCGCACTAATTCCAAGTGCTTCGGCAGCCGCCAAAGTTCCAGAACGCATTGTGTATGGAGGCCCACCAGACTCTTCCCCCTCTTCTAGTGGTGGTGATTTTATCAAATCACCTTCGTTATATGATCTTCCAGCAGACCATTGTGTTGCACTTGCAGAGGGCGCCTGACTTTGTTGTTGTGCATCAGCGTCTGCGGATCTACTAGAAGTTGCTCCAGATTCACTAGTCGTTACAGTATCACACTCTTGACTCTCTCCAGGCTTATCAGTACCACCACCAGACGCACTTTCAGTTTGACTACCTGATGCTGGGTCAGGAACAATACCATTTCTTTTTAAAGGAGTAGAACCCCTTTCCCCAGACGCAGCACTAAAATGCATTGCATCCTTAACACTATTCCAATCGCCACCCCAACCTAGACCATACTTTCTGGCAATAGATGATACGCCGTCTGGCATATCCGTTATTAGTGTATTCCCATTAGGATTCTCGGCGGGATTAATATCAATTGCAGCACCACTAGCATGGTAACTAAATCTACTTGGATTATTTACATTTTTTCGATATGCATATCCACCAATACTTTTAATAACATATCCTGTACTCTCAAGTTCATTCACAAATCCTTGGAACTGATCTTTAAATACTGTAGCAACCCAAGCACTTTTACCAGACTTTGTAGTAATCTTACTAAGTCTTTTTCTATTTTCTTTATCACTTGAAACACCATCTTGGTTAACTTCTTTTCCACATTCAGTCGCATTTCCAGAAGAAGATGTATTTTCATCTCCACCATTTGTATTAGATGTACTATCACTTACACCCCTTGCAAGTCTATTAACATCAGATTCATTTTTAGTAGAACCACCGAATACTGACCCACTTTCTGAAGGATATGTTCCATCTGCATTTGTTTCGGAACCCTCTGTTGGGCGACCATAAACTGTTCCAAAAATTATAGGATCTTGGCCTTGTTCTCCATCCCTAAAAAATCCCATAACCCATGCACCAGGCAATGCACCTGTTGGAGATTGTCCGATACCACCAGTAGATGAACTGGTAATAGGCATGATTGGAGATGCCCATGGAAGTTTTTCTGTGGGTAGAATTGCCTTATCTGCAGTATGCCATCCAATAATTCTAACCTTTACTCGGCCGAGAGCTTCTGGATCTTTTACGTCTTCGATGACACCCTGCCACCAAACCATTCCTTCTCTACCCGAAAACATATTCATATCCATTATTGTATACTCCCACCTGATGGAGGCGTTGGCTGTTCCGCTGGTAACGGAAGTCCGATACTATCTCTAACCAACTCAATGTCAGTTTGATATCTTCCACCCTCAATTCTATGTCTAATTGCAAACACTAAATACTTTCCACTATAATATTTGTTTGTTCCTGTGTTATCTCTTTGATATATTGGCATTTCAAGTTCTAAGATATCTCCAGCACAAACATCAGTATCTCCAAAAACAGTAATAGTTACTTTTATGTTTTTCATCAACTGCATATAAAACAATCTTGGAAGAAAGAGTTTTTCCTGATTGAATGTAGGATTCCCACCCTGCAAGTCTCTTTCTGGAACAACATATAAGTTTTTTGGTTTATATTGCATTCCTTGACCAGTAGTATCTTGAAAAGTATTACTGTCCAAGTACTTGTAGTCTCCATAATTTTCCCAATATGAGTGTGTATAATTATTAACCTGTCGTGTTAGTAAATCCACAGCATAAACTTCTGAATTATAAAACCCCTTTGTAATATTTCCAAGCACATCGAAGTTTGAATCAAAATTAAAACTAATTACTTTCTTATTTTCAATATTTGTTGAAATATCATCAAGTTCTTTTGCCCCAGCACTTTTGTATGCACCAACGATGAATTTATTCTTTGGTTCTGCCTGTGTTAACATTTCTAACGGTTTCATAACATATTCTTTTGTTGTTTCAAAAAACATATACGAAGAACTTTTATATGTCTCACTGAATGCTTTATTACATAAAAATGAAATACTTTTCATTGGAGTATAATTTGGAATTACCAATCCATTATCTCCACTATACTGATCGTTACTTGATTCTGTAGAAAGACTTTTCGAACTCCCAAGTCTTGAAAAAATAGTTTGTGCAATATCTGTAGAACTTCCTTCAAAATATTCTGATACCTTCTCTTCGAAATTTTTTGCAAAATCTTTCGAAAT